AAAAGTTGTACATTGTTGAAAACAATCGATTGGAAGAGACTGTGGGCAGCACATCGGTGATGAATCATTATGAGAAGTTGAACCAGCTTGTTGTATCTACAATTCACATGATTAACTTTTGCAAGAATAGCAATCCCGAGCTAGAAACTTTTGATGAACCCATTGAAACAGCTAGAATCTCAACTTTTGGCGTATGCGACCTTGAATCTGGTCAAGAAAGTTTATTTTTTGATTTACAAATGCCAAGAGAGAAAGTATACTACTACATGATAAACAAACAAAAATTAGAAGAAGACGGCGAGCTATTAAAAAAAATAACAGGAAATGTAAGATCGCGATCTGAAGGCAATACGATAAACACATCTTTCGGTATTTGAAAGTTTATTCTTTGTGTTGCACCTTCTTCAG